CAAGCCCAAGCCTGTTGGCTACGGGCCGGGCACGGAGCTGAAGAAGATGCTGGCCACCATCGGCATCACGGCCGAGCCCACCTGCAAGTGCAACGCCCGCGCGGCGGAGATGGACCGCATGGAGCAGGCGTTCCCTGGCTGGTGCGAGGCCAACATCGACCTGATCGTCGGATGGCTCCGGGAGGAAGCCGAGCGCCGGAAGCTCCCGTTTGTCGATCTGGCAGGGAAGTTACTAGTCAAACGCGCCATTGCCCGCCATCGGGACAATGGTCAGTAGGAGACAACAATGATTATCACTGGCGTCGATCAGAACAACATGCTGAACAACATGGCATCCCAGCACATGGGGATTCAGCAGCAGGAGAATGCCTCCCGCGTGACCCAGATGCGGGAGATGCGCCGCATGCAGCATGAGCAGGAACTGGCCCGCATCCAGGCCGAGAAGGCCCGCCAGGACCGTGAAGGCGATATGGTCCGGCAGATTCTGGCCAGCATGTGAACCCCTTCTGGTTCTTGTTTGAGGAGGAGGGGGACGACTGATGGATGCTGACGGCGACAAGATCCGCAGGCTGAAGGCGGATGCCTGGACCCGTAAGGAGGGCCAGGACCCCGATGGCGGCCTGAATGCCCGAGGGCGGGCCGCATACAACCGGGCCAACAATGCCAACCTCCAGCCCCCGCAGCCAGAGGGCGGTCCCAGGCGGGACTCATTCTGCGCCCGCATGCAGGGCATGAAAGACAAGCTGACGAGCAAGGAGACGGCTAACGATCCCGACAGCCGCATCAACAAATCCCTGCGGGCGTGGAACTGCTAGATGGGCAAACTTGACGAAGCCGGCCGCGCTATTGCCGGCCTCCTGACCTACAACCCCGGCCCTGGCATCTACTCCCGCCTGGAGCGTGCCATAGAGGCCATGCCGGAGAACGTCCGCGTCCAGGAACTCCCTGGTCTGCTGAAGCGGTACAAGGACGGCGTCCCCGGCTGGGAGCTGAAGGCGACCGATCTGGATTCGGTTATCGCAGGACGCGATACGGTGCCGCGGGCGGAACTGCTGGCGAGGGTCCAGGAACGCAGCCCGGTGTATGCGACCAAAGAGATACGACTGGAGGCCCCGCAGCCTCGCCACATGCCGGATGAGATTCGCGAGCCTGCCCTGCAAGCGATGCGCGAAAACGACTATCTCGGCTTCGACTCATTGGGTCATGGCATGGAGGCTGTTCGGGAGTATCCCGATTGGCGCACCAGATGGGAGGTCAGTGACGCGGATGCCGTGCCGCTGGAGGCGTACCGGAAATGGCATGCAGATCCTGGCGCTGACTATGCAGGCAGAGCAGTCGGCGGCTTGGGGGGCACCGAAGCGCACGGCCCAACGAGGTTCCATGACTATGCGGAACCGGGCGCAAAGGAGTATGCGGAACTTGTTTTCTTACAGCCCGGCTTTGGCCGCCGGCCGGGGCACCACTGGCACCCCGACTACCCAAGGCCGTGGGGCGCTAGCCAAGAAATCCAGCAGGCTGCCGGGCAAGACGCCGTGGCGCACATGCGCATGGCAACGCACGGTGACGCCTTGAGACTATTGGAGAGTCAGAGCGATGTGCTGAACGACTCCATCAAGGCCGGCGACTTGGGCGCACGGCCTCCGCAATACCACATGCAGCAGGCGCAGGTGGAGATGGACATAAAGCGATTGGCGCTGGAGGCGGCCAGGTCGGGGAAGCGGGCGATTGAAATAGCGTCCCCCGAATCGATTGCCAACCGCGTTGGCATGCCGCTGGAGCATGCGCAGCATCGGTATGGGAAGGTCGCGTCTTCTGAGCTGGAACGGCTGGGGCGGAAGATGGGTGGACTGACAGAAGACACAAGTCAGGCCATCGATCACGCAGATGTGCGCAGCCAAGTGCGAACGGAAGTGGCTGAACTGGCCGCGGAAGCGAGAATGCGACTGCCGCCCGACGCGCGCCACTCCTATAGGCAGCTCGCTAGTGCGATAGCTGACAACATGTTTCCATCAACAATCATGGCACATGCGCGGCGGCTGGCCAGCGAACTAGATGCAACGGGAAGGCCGTCTGCTAACTTGATGCCGAGCCTTATGCGTCTTGCCGAGCGAGATGCGGCAGCCATGAATGCGTGGAATGAGGTGCGGGTGCTGACGCCCGAAAGCCCGCCAACGCATCCCAAGCGCTACATCATGTCCGACGAAATGCGCCGCCGCATCATTGAGCAAGGCATAGGGGCATCCCTCCTGGCCCCGCTTCTCGCCCCGGCAGGAGATGAGTAATGGCTGACCCGCTGCGGGGTCGTTCCGAAACGTATCGCATCATGTCCCGCGGCGAGAGCCCCGAAGAGGCTATCCGCCGGCTGGTGCAAACGGCCTCCGAGATCGAAGAGCCTCGCCCCGTCAGCATGTGGGAGTGGGCGTCCGGCCGCCCCAGTTTCCTGACGAGCCGGCCCAAGAGCCAAGAGCGACGGCTAGCCGACACTCGCCGCCAGTTCGTCATGGACGAGATGCTGCACAAGTACCCCAAGCCAACGGCCGAACGCCCTGGCTCTTGGGACGGCATCCCGGGGGAGTTCCAGCGTGCGATGACCATGTACGCATCCGACGCAAGCCCGCGGCAGCAGGGGCCAGTGGCGGACTGGTGGACCGGGGCCAGGGGCAATCGTACCGACCTACAGTCTCCCTACGAGACAACCGGGCAGCTTGGGCCGGGGTCGAAGATCAGAAGCCTAATGGATTGGTCGCAATCCCTTCCTGCTGCCTTCTACGCCACCCGCGAGATGGCTTCGGACGAGGTCGCCAACGCCAGAGCCAAGAATGGCACGGCGGCCGAAGTTCAGTACCCGGAGGCTGCGAGCCAGTTCGACCGGGCGATGGGCACCTTAGTGGAGCCGTTGGTAGGTCGCAGGCCGGGCAGCATGTGGGACGTTAAGGATCGGGCCCGCCAAGCGGGCGACCGCCTGTCGCTGCAAGGCACGGAGCCGGCCGGCTACTTCGGTCCTGCCGGCCTGCCGCATGAGATGCTGGCCTCGCATGAAGGGGAGGCAGGCGCGCCACGGACTGGCGAGGAGGTAATGCAGGCCGCCGGCTACAGTCCTACGGCATCCCGATGGGCAGGCGCTCTGATGGACAGCACATTGGATCCGTTCTCTGCGATTGTCCCTGCCGCGCGTCTCGCCAAGGCGGGCCAGATGGGGCGAGCCGTGCGTGCGCTGGCGAGCGACTACGGGCCCAACATGGCTCTGACGGGCGCCATCTCTGCCGGCGAGGCGGCGATGGATGAAGGCGACAACGTCGTCTCTTGGGATGAGTACGGCGATCCATACAAGGTCACCCGAGAAGACCGCGTCCTACGCCGGCTGCAAGGGAGATAGTCATGCCGAATCCGCAGCAGCTCGCCCGAGTCATCGACAGTATTGCCAGTCAGGCCCCGGAGTCTAAGTACATCAGGGCCTACCACGGCAGCCCGTATGACTTTGACAGGTTTGATGCGGGCAAGATTGGCACAGGTGAGGGGATGGCGGCGTACGGCTATGGGCACAATTTCACCAGCCGCAAAGACATAGCCCAATACTACAGAGATTCGCTCCGTGACATGCTGGACCGAGCCCCGCCGGCCGACCTGTTTGCAGAAGAGCGCGCCGCCATGCGTGAGTGGGCTGAAGCCTCACAAAAAATGCGGGAGTGGGAGAACCCGCCGAGCGGACTCGGCAACCTCTTGGCGGAGCTGGGCCACGCCAACCCACATCAAGCGGCAGCTGACGCCGCGCTCGCTCGGGCGCTGCGGGCGAGAGAGGAGATGGAGACTTTCAAAAACCCCGGGCGCATTTACGAGGTAGAAATCGCTCACCCGGCGCCATCACTGCTGGATTGGGATCGCACATTGGCGGAGCAGCAGCGTCTGCTGCCGCAGGTGGAGCGGGCGATAAATAAAATCCCCGACCCCGCTGCCCGCTATGACAACATGCTGGCCATCGAAGACCCCGCGTCGTTCAAGGGCAAAGAGGTCTATGGAGTGTTGAGAAACTCCTTGGGGGGCGACATCGCGGCCTCGCAGGCGCTCCTGGAGGCTGGCGTGCCCGGCATGCGATACCGAGACGGCCCATCGCGGTCATCAACCGTGTTGGTGAACGCCGGGTCGCAGAACACCCTCATGTTCCCCGGCACCGAAGACTCCATCCGCATCTTGCGGAAGTATGGACTGCTGCCACCGATGGCGGCTGCTGCTGGTGGGGCAGCGAGCGAGCCGCAGGCGGAAGTGCGGTAGGTGTAACACTTTCGCCCCTCTAGCGGCATTAAACCTTTCAGAGCCCTTCCCCCCGAGGCACTGAGGTTTATGTCGGACGAAATTCTCAACGAAGCGCCGGTAGCAGAAGCCCCCGTCTCTGAGGCTGCGCCGCCGTCTGATGCTGGCCAGCCCTCGCAGGGCTTCTCCACGCCGTACGAGGCTTTCCGCCACCTTCCGGAATACCAGGGCGCCGACGACCTCGCCATCGCCCAGGACCTGTACCGCTCCAAGCAGGGCTACCTGGAGAGTCAGCGGGTTCTGAATCAGTACCAGAACCTGATCCCGCAGGCCAACGAATACCTCCGCAACAAGGCGGATTACGAGCGGTGGCAGGCTTCGCAGCGAGAGGCTGCCCAGCCCAAGCCTGCCGAGAAGGCCAAGTGGTGGTCGCCGCCTTCGGTCGATGAGAGCTACAAGGGCTACATCGTCCGCGACCCGCAGACGGGCAAGGAGGTCATTGACCCCAACGCCCCGTACGAAGCCCAGCAGGCCCTGCGGAAGTACCAGGACTACACGGCGAACTTCGCACGCAAGTTCGTCACGGATCCTGAGAACACGCTGAAGCCGTTCATCGAAGACGTTGCGATGCAGAAGGCCAAGGAGCTGGTCGAACAGCACTTGGGCCAGTATCAGTCTCAGAACTACGTGCAGGACCTTGAGCGGCAGAACTCCGACTGGCTCTATGATGAGTCGGGGAGCGTGACCCGTGAAGGTCAGGCCGTCCAGGCGTACATCCAGCAGGCCGCAGAATACGGCATCCAATCCCCCGAGGCCCGCTGGAAGTTCGCCACTGGAATGCTGCAGCGGGACTTGTTGAACGTCCGCTACCAGCAGATGCAGGACCAGGCCCTTGGCGCCCGGCCCCATCAGCCGCAGTTCGCGCCACCGGCTGCTCCGGCCCCGCCGTCCGACCCGGTGGCGGAGAGCAACATGCAGTTCCTCCGGGAACGCGCCACCCGAACCCCCAATCGCAGTGCAGGAACCACAGAGCCGCGGGCACCCCGCCAGCGGATGTCTTTTGAAGAGAGGCTTCGCGGCCAACTCGTTAACGATGGAGTGATCTGATGAGCAGTTCGACTGACTGGGCACGTTCCATTGCAACGACGATTGTCAACCACCTTCGGGAGGAAGAGATCGCTTCGTTGCGTAAGTTCAAGTTCTTCGCTGCTCTTGAGGGTGAGGGCCGTATCCGCACCAACATGAGTGGCCGTGGCTTCGACTGGGAGATCCAGTACAGGAACCACAATCCTTCGGGCAACAACGGCGAAACTCCTCGCAGCTTCGCCCGCGAGAACCTGTGGAAGAAGCTGGAGCTTGAGTACCGTGGCGCGCAAGTGACTGATGCAATCTACAAGAAGGAAATGCTGGAGAACCGCAGCGCCCAGGCGCTGGTGAACGTCGCCGGCAAGATGGCGAGCCGTCTGCTCACTTCGATGGAGCAGTACCTCGCCAAGGAGTGGGTGCAGGACGGCTATGCCGCCGGGAACGAGCTTCGGTTCCACGGCATTGAGTCGTTCATGAACGCCACCCAGACGATTCAGGAAGGTGCTGCCGGCGCCACGGCCCGCACGTCCAACCCGGCGGATCGCTTCTTCTACCCGAACGACTCCTACGCCGGTCTTTCGACCGTCTTGGGTGCGTACGGCGGGTCGGGCGATGCGACCGGAACGTGGCCGGACGGCGATGTCGATCCCGAGTTCGACTTCTTCAGCCCGGTGATTGTGAACGCGGACAGCTCGTACTTCGGGGCTTCGACCTGGAAGGACAACTGCTCCAAGTCCCTGCGCGAGGCGATCCATCAGACCCGCCGGAACGACACCAAGGAGGACCAGATCGACATGGTTCTTCTGGACCGGCGGCTGTACATCGACTTCCTCAACACGCTGGACGCCAAGGAGCGTGTCATCGTCAGCCGGACCAACGGTCTGCGGAGCTACGGCTTCACGGACGTGTTTGAGTTCGACGGCGTGGAAGTCGGATCTGAGGTGAGTGTCCCCGCCAACACCGGCTACGGTCTGGCGACGGGCAACATCGAACTGCTCTGCATGGAAGGGCAGCTGATGACCAGCGAGGGACCGTTTTACGACGAAATTTCGCAGCAATATCGCTTTGTGGTGTCCACGCTGGGCAACCTCAAGTTCAAGAGCCCGCGTAACTTCTTCAAGCTCGTCGTCTGAAACCAAGGAGTAAGTGACCAATGAGTCTTCTGATCGATCCGCCGTTCGCCCTTGGTCAGACGCTTGGCGTCAGTTCCAACGACGATGGCAAGAGTTGGGTTGGTGTGGTCAAGCAGTTCCCTGACGTTGATCCGACGACCGGCAAGGTGCGGTCGGGCCGCGTGAAGGTCTGCGTGGCCGTTCGGAACGCTTCCGGTGCCGCGCTGCTCCCGAAGCGTGTAGTGCGGTTTGCGGTCGGCACGGCCGGCACGGCGGTCTTCTCGCACGTTGACGGCTACTCTGCCGTGACGAACGAGGAGCGGGTCGGCGTGGTGGACGAGTTCCTGCCGGCGGCCGGCGTGGCCGACAAGGATGTGTTCTGGGTGACGGTCAGTGGTCCGACCGAAGTGGCCGTGGCCCTGTCGGGCTCGGATGTGGCGGTCGGCAATCGCCTGAGCTGCATCACGGCGGTGACCTCCGGTGCGACGACCGCTGGTCGGGTGACGGTGTCGCCGCTCTCGGCCGCGACGACTGGTGCCGGCGATAACGGCCTGGGCGTCATCGGCAGGGCGTGCAGTGTCGGTGCCACCACTGGCGCCAACGTCCTGGCGATCCTGCAGACCCGGTATTGAGTTATGCCCTGTTTGGGGCTAGGGGGGGCCTCTGACCAGGGCAACTTGGTCAGAGGCTTTTCCATTTTCCAGAACAGCACATGAACGACCCAGCCATTCAGAACCTGGACTACCTGCGGCAGTTGATTGCCGAGGTGCGTGGAGAGGATCCGTATCTGGACATGCTCCGGCTGCGGATGATGCAGGACACTGGCATGGGTGTTGACAACACCGTGGAGGAGAGCTGATGGCGCTTCAGTTTCCGCAGGGCAGCCCCCTGCATGGTTCGTACACCACCAACACGTTCCAGCGGCGATCCTCGCCAGCCCCGGGCGGGTTTGTGCCTTACCAGCGTGCCCCGCAGCCACAAGGCCAGTCAGTCTATAGCCCAGCCCCGCCGCAGGCCCCATCCGCCCAGATGACGCCCAAGCAGCAGTGGCGAATGGGGAATGCCCAGCCCATCCAGCCGTCGCCGCAGGGGACGCCGTATGGTGGATCCCCTGCCCCGGCCAGCACCTACCGCCCCAGCGGTGGCGAGGGTGGTGGCGGTGGGGAGGGAGGCCGCCGTGGTGGTGAGGGCGGCCCGCGGGGTGGAGAAGGTGGAGGTGGTGGTGAGGGCGGCTACCGGCCGCAGCCATACGGCGCCCCGCAGCGGCCTTATGGCAATCCGTTTGGCGGTCAGCCGATGTACGGAAACCCATTCGGCGGAAACCCATTCGGGGGTCAGCCGATGTACGGAAACCCATTCGGCGGCAATCCCTTCGGTGGCTGGAAGATGCCGTCGCCGCAGTTCCCTGGTGGCATGGGCTATGGCCAGCCGTTTGGCGGGCAGCCGATGTACGGCAACCCATTTGGCAATTTCCCAATACCGTAGCGACCTCTGCCGCCCGGCTGGGCATATTGACATCCGTACACTAATCTGATATCCTATCACCATCCCCCGAGGTGATCATGCAGCAGAAGTTCCAGGTTGGCATCGTCACGTTCAGCTACGGCGGCAATGGTGGGATATCGTCCGAAGTCCCGGACATCCGGGAGTGGATGATTCCAACCGTCCTGGAGCTGTCCAAGGACGACCGCGTGTCTGGAATCCGCGTGTGGAATCTGTCCGACACGCCCATCACTATGACACGCAACCGGGCCGTGCTGATGGCCCGCGAGGCCGGCGTTGATGTGCTGGTCATGGTGGACAGCGACATGAAGCCGGATGTTCTGGCTGGCAGTCCTTTGTCCAAGCCGTTCTTCAAAAGCAGCTTCGACTTCCTCGTCAACCACTACGCCAAGGGGCCGTGCTGCATCGGCGCCCCGTACTGCGGCCCTCCGCCGTGCGAGAACGTGTACGTGTTCCGATGGAACAACTGGGTGTCAGAGAACCCCAATCCGGACTTCCAGTTGGAGATGTACGACCGCCACACAGCCGTGAAGATGGCTGGCATTCAGGAGTGCGGCGCCCTGCCGACCGGCCTGATCATGTACGACATGCGGTGCTTCGATCTGACCGAGCCCAAGACCGACACCGACCACCCGTGGTTTTACTACGAGTGGAAGGACAAGCACTGTTCGGAAAAGGCTTCGACCGAGGATGTGACACAGACCCGCGACCTCTCCTTGGTTGGCACGCAGAAGCTGGGGTACAACCCGGTGTACTGCAACTGGGACGCCTGGGCTGGGCATTGGAAGCCGAAGTGCGTGGGCAAGCCGCAGGTCCTGGCGGCCAAGGACATCAGCAACAAACTGAAGTCCTGCTGGGAAGGCAATGTGGACCCCGGCGTGAAGTTGATCGACATTCCTCCCCCTGCGTGGCTAAAGAGTGTCGGGGTATAAGGCGTGCATCCAGTGCGGGGAATCCTACCCCGCCACCACTGAGAACTTCCACAAGTCGAAGGACGGGTATCACGCCCGTTGTCGCAAGTGCCGGAACGCTCGTCTCAAAGGTGAGCGGAAGCAGGTTCGCAACCGGCGGCTGGCAAAGATTGAGAAGTCGGCTATCGACTCCTTTATCAAAGCCTCTCGCCTGGGCGGGGCAAACATCCCGCACTCGTCCGAGCTGACCGAAGTGATCATGGAGTACTTCGGTGGCGTCCGTGGGTTCGCGAACGCCTTTATGAAGCAATTCTACGACTCGCCTGTTGGCGGGGCATTCCGCACCAAGATGCTGGACTCTGTGGTCCGACTGGTGAAGGACAACACTGCCATGGGCGGATCGAAGAAGCCGCTGGAGTTGATGAGCGAGGAAGAGCTGGAGGCCGAACTGAGACGACAGGTCTTGGAGGCGGCGCTGACCATACAGAAAGTTGAGGTTGTCGATGGACATAGTGTGCCAAACCTGCCGCTGGTGGAAGGCGGCGTCGAAGAACTTCGGCAAGTGCCGGAGATACCCGCCGATAGCGGGCCCTGACAATAGCTCATTCCCACTGACAGGCCCAAGCGACCAGTGCGGCGAGTGGTCTTTGCTAACTGTGCAACAGATGAACGAGCGTGCCAAAGCATCCGAAGATACCACCTCCGCCGAAGGTTGAAGGCCCAATCGGCGGGCTGACGCAGCATGCCCTGACGCAGATGAAGGACGTTCAGGCTGCGCTCACTGAGCGCCGTCTGGAGGCCCTGCGTCTATGGGTGCCCATGCCGAAGCAGGAGGAGTTCCATTCCTGCATGGCCAGTGAACGTCTGGTAATCGGCGGCAACAGATCCGGCAAGAGCGCGTGTACGTTCATCGAAGATGCACGCGCCGCTACGGGGCAGGACCCGCACAACAAGTACCCGAAGGAAGGCGGCAACCTCGTCATCATCGGCAAGAACTGGCAGCACATCGGCATGGTGGTGTATCCGATGTTGTTTAAAGCCGGGGCGTTCCGGATCATCCGGGACAGGACGACTGGGATGTGGCGCGCCTTCAACCCCGCGCTTCTTGGCGACATCGAACGGAAGGCCCAGTCCAAGCCGGCCCCGCCCTTGATACCGCCGCGCATGATCAAGGACATGGCG